GTTCATATTGTTTAATTAATTGCTCAGGTTCACTTCTGAGCATTTTCTTTAAAGTAGGATCTAAACCCTATTTTTCTCGGATATCATATCATTATGCAACATTAATCCCAAAGCAATGTTACCCATTTTTATTTCTTTAATTTTATTTTACGCCAACCACCACCAGGCTCGCGCGGCCTACCGCGGGATAAGTTTAACGACTTTCCAGGTCATAACGATGACTTACTCATACCCGAAATGTTTCGCAATCAAGAAATGGCGCGAACGCAATCGGGAAATGGGAAAATCATCAGGGTAGTGTTGTCGTAAGTAATGGTAGAGTTTTTCAAAGAGGGCGAACTTCTTAACGTCATGCCTATAATTCTCCATGTGAGAACACAGCGCGTCCGCTAAATGTTCCTTTTTGATCGTTGTAAGATGCTCGATATGTTTTGTCCAGCGTTTCGGATAAAACACCCAACCTTGTTTCTCGAATCTTAAATCATTCGAAAAATACTCACTATGTTCCAATGATTCGCACTCTTTAATTTCAAAATCCACCCCTAGCTCTTTCGCTTTAGAAATGTAGACTTCAGCACCACAATCAAGTGGTTCCTGATTAACATCATCACCTCCAGCAAAAATTTTAGTAGCCAGAATTTGTTCATCGCTATATTGTAATAGCATCATGACCATCACGTGGACAACCAATTGAGCAATCGAATTAATGACAATTGTCAAAAACCATCCGCTTTTCATGATGCCAGCAAATTCTGATTGGTAGACCGAGCCATCGCTCGTACGATAGCGAGCTGTTTTAAACACTTGGTCAAAAGCTCGATCCACATCATCATAATACTTTTGCATCTTTTCTTCATCCCACTCAGGTGGTTTAACGGCTAATAGTTTGACAACCATGCAGCAAATCTTGGCGATCCAATTATAGAACATGTAGTCCCAATTGCTTTTGTCACTTTCCCACACCTTTCCAGGTAACCATTTCTTCAAATGGTCAATATGTCCGGGTGTGGCAGGACTAAAAGCGTACTTAATCGGAATGTCTCGCCAGTTGCTTACCATACTCATGGACAATCTTCTGAACATGGAAGCGTGTTTTACGGTTGTATGAGCTGGAAATCCAGATACAATGCGGGGCATGTCCTTCGAGATTTTCTTCTTTTTAGTAGGTTCGCCTTTGATGAAATTCTTCAATTCGATTTCATCATCCCAGCGATTCAAAACCTCTTGAGCGAATCCTTTTTCACCAAACTTGTTCAACACAAGTTTATTCGTAGGCATGCCATTCGCACAATACGGAAAACCAGACGATTTTTCCGGTTGGAAGATAGAACTCTGTATCACATCATAAACTCCTGAAATTTGATCATAATCATGATCCGGCATGAAAGTTGCTCCTTGTAGCATCTCAGCTACTAAGCGCGAGCATCGTTCATACTGTTCCGTAGTGAACTTATGAACGATTCTTTTACATCGATCAGCAAACAATTTCAGGTGATTTTCAGTGCTATTACGTTCATCAACTGGATCCATTTTGGGGTAGACGTACTGGCCTTCTTCATAGCCTAAACTAACAATCTCATCTTTAAATTTAGAGACAGCTTCAACTGCTTCTGGCTGAAGAGTTGGTGCTTTAGGCCCATGAACCGGTTTTTCCTGTCCTAATAATTTGAATCCTTTTGAGACTTTCTGTTTTGTTTTCTTAGCTTTTACTCGGTTTTTCTTAACTGTGATAGCTGGTAAATCCGCGTTCTCATCGCGGTCATCAAAATCAATGTAATGTTGTCCTTTCTTAGCTCCCCAAATCAAATCTTCCAGTAAGTCTTCATCCTTGGCTACATTTCCGGTCTCACCGAAACACTCAATTAACTGGTCCATTGACCAACCATACGTAGCTTCTCCGTTTTGTAATTCAATAGCAAAACGCCCGTCACGCATTCTTTTTGCGTGTACGATCCCTCCTCGCCATTTACATTCCCTGTAATGTTCTCGGTAAGAAGCATTAGCATACGTGAATCGTTTCCGGTTTTTAGAGCGAGCTTCCTCAAGCTCCACATCGATGAGTAGGTATTCAATCAACTCAACACGCACTGCAACGTTGTATTGATCACCAGCTCGGATATGCATTCCAACCACGCTATTACCGCACAGGATGATGCTCCCGCTAAACCCTTTCTGCGTACTAGCTGTGTGGTGCAGTAGCTCGAAACCACTGCCAGGCAAAGTTTTACCTGAAGCGGAAACTAACAAACCATCAGGTGTAAACCCAACACTATGCACTTGCAAATCATAAGCAGAACGAATTTTCGTTGAAGACTTCGTGACGCTAATTGATGACCATAATTTGTCATCAAGTTCAGTAGCAAACACATCAATGTTGTAACTTGAAATCAAGTTTTCCTCAGGGTTGAACAACGAATTGTCAACTGGTACTAGCTTCTTTCGATCTACTTCCCAATTTCCTCGTGATGTTTCGCGAGTAGTAGCTAAATAAATTTTAGCTGTAGATTGGTACAGTGTGTTGCTAACATGCCTTGCTGTAATTAAACAATCATCAAGGCGCCAAAAAGTGCCAAACAATCTAAGTTCAGTGCCTTCCGTCATTACTAAGATAGCCCCTATTGGCTGTCTACGACACGGAAAATATTCTGAACCAGGCATGGCCATTTCATCCTGGTGTAATCCTGTAGGTTCATCGTTGGTTGACAACTCACGTTCGACACCATCAATAAGGACTCGATAACGAATTCCTTTTTCTGTCGTGATTTGCCCAATAAACCTATCAGGAACCTTTTCTTTCCTAGCTGCTAGAGGTAATTCCATGTTGTAATTACGCCACACCGTTTTACCAACATAGCATAAGAATGCCAATAGCGCTAGATCTACTACTGCTTGCACCTCAATCTGGAGATCATAGTACAGACTCATGTCAATACTTGAAATACAATAATGCATTAAATTGATTAGGTGTGAAATGAGTGTGCAAGTTTGGGTCCATACGAGACTTGCCAAAGCTTCGTATTTCTCCGGCAGAGCAAAAGCTAAGGGAATCCCAGCCATACACCGCATGAAAAAATAAGCCTTTAAGGCTTGAATCAATTGGCGATGGCTAAAAACCACTTTCCTCTGTTCCGCAGTTCGCGGTTCACCGATACGGCGCACTAAAAACTTATACGAATAAGGATTTACTGGACCAAGAATCTGCATGATGACATTGTCATCATATGGTCTGATTCTCACGTCAATGTTAGCCATGTAATTGAATCCTGGATCAAATTCAACCAACTGCTGATTTTCCTCATCAAAGAAATTAATAGGGTACACCTCAACATAATTTCGATAATCCCGCAACAATGCCTCATAGATAGTCGCTTTCTTAGCTTGAAGCCAATTCACTGATTCAGTTCCTACGTACTCTTTGTACTGGTTTCGCGTGATCATTCCGCTCACTTCAAAAGCGTAATCAGCGGGCTCACTACTTACTAGCGCTTCTCTGACAGAGTCAGCGAGGTCACGGTTTCGGATAGTGCGCCTAGTTTCAATCTCATTTAGCAAGACATCCTTTGCACGAAATTCGCGTTCAGAGCACGTCTGCAATCGCTTACGCCAGTTCGCATACGAACCGACTATTTCCCAGAGATCTGGTGAAAGTGTGTTGGCCATTTCTTCCAACTTCGTGTTAGCGTGTTGTTGT